TAACAGATGAGGAGAAAGAAGCAGGGCTTGAGGTTGCGTGTAGTGAAGGTGAAGGTAGTGAAGCCAAGGAAGGTGGGGGTGAGCCTACACCTTGTACTATCTTAGGTGGTACTCCTTTATCATCAGCTACTAAGCTAGGTGCAGAGATAAACTTAGACGAGAAGGGAGAGTATGGTGGTACCTACACTGTCTTTTCTACAGAGAGAGACAAGGTGTACACCCGTAAGGGTAAGCACAGAAACTCTTATGTAGACTGTTGCTCCCATGCTCGTTATGAAGACTATAAGACTAACCTTAAAGGTAACATCAGTACCATGAAGAACAGACTTAAGCGTAGTCTGTTAGCTGAGACAAGTCAGAGGTGGAGTAGGAACCTAGACAAGGGCAAGGTAGACCCTAAGAAGATCAGTAAGGTAGCTTTAGATAACTTCAATGTCTTCAAGAAAAAGGACAAGCACCACTTGACAGAGGACACAGCCATAACTATAATGGTTGACTTGTCTGGCTCTATGAGTGCCAACAATAGGTCTCACCAAGCAATGCTTAGTGTCATTGCCTTTAGTGAATGTCTTCAAGGGTCAAACTATACCTTTAGAGTTATGGGTTTTACTAACAATGACGTGTATAAAGTACCTGAGGGTAGTTCTTACTCAAGAGTAGAGACCCTTGATACTCTTGTCTTCAAAGACTTCAATGATACCCTAAGGTCATCTCGTGGTGCCATAGCTTCTATCCGAGACGCTATTGATGGAAACAACACAGACTATGAGTTTATCTTTAATGAGATAGAGGTTCTTAAGAAGAGGCCAGAGAAACGTAAGGTTCTGTTTGTTCTAAGTGACGGTCATCCTCAACACCAAGGGTGTATCTCTTCCAAAGAGGAGATGAGACTAGCATACACCTTACTACAAGAAGCTAAAAAGAACCACGGTATTCAATCAGTAGGCATAGGGATACAGAGTAGTTACGTATCGAAGGTGTACCCTGAGTGGGTAGAGGTGAAAAGTGTGAGTGACCTTAGTGGTAAAGTCTTTAACAAACTTACAAAGATATTGTTGAAAGGAGATAGTTGACATGTCTTATACAAGATGTTATATCTGTGATAGTAAAGGTGCTCGCTCTCATAAAGGGCAGGCACCTACATGTACTGACTGTCAAGCAGTAATCTATGACACCTTATATGAAATGTCAGAGCCTTGGGAAGTAGTACATAGGGACAGACTACGCTACGAGCAAAGGACAACTGAAGTTTCCTTAGCTAAAGAGAAGAGAAAGGAGACTAGTGATGACGATCCTGATACAGAACATAGAGACTAACGGACTTAACCCTACTAAGATACATTGCATTGCTACTAAGGAGTTTAACGCAGGGTCAACAGTGTCACTGTTCACTGACATGGATAGGTACCGAGAGTATATGGAGGGCACTAAACCTACATGCGTTGTCTTTCACAATGGCCTAGCCTTCGATGTACCTGTGATTAACCGTCTCGTTAAGCATGACTTGATAAAGCACGGCACAGTGATAGATACTATGGTAGTCTCTAAACTTTTTGACTACAAAAAATTCAACACCCATTCACTGAAGGAATTAGGTGAACATCTTAAGGTGTACAAAGGAGAGTACACTGGTGGTTGGGAAACTTACACACCTATGATGGGTGCCTACTGCAATCAGGATGTCCTTGTCACTGAGGCGATCTTCAATAGCTTCTGGTCTGAGATACAGAAGAAAGAATGGCACAAGGCACTACGCACTGAGCATGACATGACTGCTCTATGCAATACGATGAGTGTCAACGGGTTCAAGTTCAATAAGACCCTCGCTAACAGTCTGTTAGAGGGCATAGTTAAAGAGATGGATGAACTTGAGGACAGCTTTAAGTTAGCTTTCCCTGCTAAACTAGTGGAAGTAAAGAGAAATCCTTTGAGGTATACAAAGGATGGCAACCTTTATGTTAATCTTATCAAGGACATGGCTGCCTATCCTAAGGTAGAGGTTGAAGATGAGCACCTAGTTTGTTATGATTACAAGGAATTTAATGCAGGCTCACCCAAGGATAGGATAGATGAACTGTGGAAGGCAGGCTGGAAACCCTTCGATAAGACAGACGGACATAAGAAACATTTAAGGAGTAAGTACCATGACTGGACGTAGAACATTTGAAGAACCTACTACTGTACATGGAACCTGCCCTTACTGCGATCATAATGAATGTTATAGTGAGTGGGCAGATGGTGGTTACTACTGCCATTCATGTACTAAATCAGGAAAGGGAAGGAAGACTATGACTAAGGAAGAGGGAGAGGTAGAAGAGGAACTAACAGAGAAGTCTGTTGTGTACCGTGGCATATCAAAGGAGGCGTTAGATCACTATGGCATTACGACATCGTTCAACAAGACAGGCAAGGAAGTTCGTCGGGTGTACCCGTACCCTCATAGAGCTAAGTTCAGATACCTACCTAAAGACTTTAGTAGGAACGCAGGGTTTACCAATGACCACCTATTTGGAATGGATAGGTTTCATGCTGGCTCCAGCAAGTACCTCACTATTGTAGAGGGAGAGGATGATGTACCCTCAACCTATGACATGCTTGGGTTTCGATACCCAGTAGTAGGTATCCCCGGTGCCTCTGTTAGTACAGCCTTGCTTAAGAACTGTCACGAGTACATTGATAGTTTCGAGGAGATCATTGTTGCTACTGACAATGATGAGGCAGGAGACAGAGCAGCTAACAAACTAGCAGCAGCCTTCCCTAACAAGGTTTATCGGGCTAAGCTATCTAAACACAACGATCCTAACGAGTACCTTATTAACGGTGACGTATCTGAGTTCAAGAAAGCATGGGGTGGTAGAACAAAGTATGTACCAGAGTATGATACATCTACTCCTGAACAGTATCTTAAACTATTAGAGGATGATGATGATGCTTACCTTCCTACTGGTATTGATGAGTATGATGACAGGCACATGGGTTTGTTTCAAGGACACGTTACCCTTATCCAAGCCCCTGAAGGTACAGGTAAGACAGAGGTAATGCACCTACTAGAGTACACTCTCATTACCAAGTACCCTGACGTACCCTTCGCCTCTTGTCACCTTGAGGAGAGTAGGAAGCGTACTACCTTAGCGTGGTGTTCATATGACCTCAATAAGAATGTTACACGTACTGATCTGATCACTGACATGCCAGAGGTACAGGCATCTATTAAGAAACTTACAACAGGGGAACAGGCTCACCTGTTTACCATCGGTACTGATGAAGACCCTATGGTACTCCTTGACAGGGTAAAGTACTATGCTAATGTCTGTGGTTGCAAGTATGTCTTCATTGAACCTATCCAAGACTTAGCTCAGCAGTACCACGGACCCTTAAGTACTGAGAGGTTCTTGTCTAAGATTGGTGTAGGTCTAGCACGGATAGCATCAGAGACTGGAGTAGGCATTGTATTGATTGGACATGAGAATGATGAAGGTCAGATCAGTGACTGTCGTAAACTAAGTAAGTCAGCATCAGTTGTCATCAGACTTGAGCGTGACCTAGATGCTTTAACAGAGGAGGAACGAAACATAACAACATTAGTATCAAAGAAGAACAGACCTAGTAGCTACGTAGGCTACGGTGGTATGCTTATCTTTGACACACCTTCCTTTACCTTGAAGGAGTATACAAAATGAGTAGAGACTATGACAAATATGGGTGGAAGTGTAATGAGGATAACCTTAGCACCTTACCTAGCTCTGCCCCTTCAGCAGCACATGACCTAGCTAGATGGCTTACCTTAGAGGGTCGTCGTAGTTCTGTTACTGAGTGGATCAACAACGTAAACCCTACTGATGATAGGATTCATGGTAAGTTTTGGCACATTGGAGCTTGGACACATCGTATGTCACACTCTAAACCTAACCAAGCTAACATCATGTCATGCTGGCCTAAGGATAAGGAAGGCAAGCCAGTAACACCTACTACAGCAGTTGAGGAGGTCAAGTATAAGTATGATGACGCCCTACGCAGGTGTTGGACAGTACCTTCAGGCTTCTTCTTAGTAGGGGCTGATGCTGAGAGTATTCAGTTACGTATCCTTGCTCACTACATGGAGTCAAAGGTGTACATAGATGCTATCTGTTCAGGTGACAAGGATAAGGAGACAGACATCCACAATGTAAACAGACGTGCCTTAGGTACTGACATCTGTAAGAGTAGAGATGCAGCTAAGACATGGATATATGCTTGGTTACTGGGAGCAGCCAATGCCAAGCAAGCTAGTATCCTTGGGTGTACCTCGGCACAGGCTAAGAAAGCAGAGGCTAACTTCCTTGAGGCAATGCCTGAGTTGAGAACCTTACGTAGTGTTCAGATCAAGAGAGATGCACGTAGAGGTTTCTTCTATGGTCTTGATGGACGTAAGGTAAAATGTAACAGTGAACACCTTATGTTGTCAGGCTACCTACAGAACGGAGAGAGTATCGTAGTCAAGAACTGGGTCTTAGCTACCATGAAACAGGCCAAGATGGAGGGACTACCCTCCCGCCTAGTAGACGTAGTACATGACGAGACACAGATAGAGACAAGCACAGAAGGAGTAGCTAATAGGCTCTTAGAGATACAGAAGGAGACAATAGTACAGGTAGGCAAGGACTTAGGGGTTAAGTGTCCACTAGCAGCAGACGGAAGGATAGGTAGGAGCTGGTATGATACACATTAAATTGAAATTAACTGTTGACATAAGGAGAATGACATGATACAAGATAGTACAAGCACAATGAACAACGAACCTAAAGGAGAAGACTACTACTGTAAGTATGAGTGTTACGTTCCTACTTACATGGATGACTTCCTCTACTCTTACTATAATTAATCTTAACCAACGGAGAACTAAAACAATGGCTAAAATGAAATCAAGTATCAAATCTATTACTGGTGAAGCACACTACGTAAAGCTCTTTGAAGACGATCGTGATATGATGGCATACAACACAGTGTCTGGTGCCTATGATCTACCTAGTCCACATAATGGTACATACATCTGTGGTATTGTCATCTCTGAAGAGGATCATCGTCGTCTACGTGTCGAAGGTAACTTCAATGTAGGCTACTCAAAGATGCAACATGATGGACGTGAGCTTATCTCTTTCAAGCGTAAGCATGAGGCCCGTGACCGTAAGGGAGATATTATGGATTGGAACTCAGGTGCTCCTAAGGTTATGGACATGAGTGGTAAGCCATGGTCAAAGGA